CCCTTCCTAAATATAGATGTATTCCGCTATAAAAAAATACTAAAGGGGGTAGCAACTAAGTGAGTTTTTTCGACTCCGACATCGTGAAGGCTGAGATGGCAGATATCCATCAACTCCAAGAGGAAATTTATTCAAGTGTAATGAACTTTCCATACATGAGTGCTGCTGATAAAACAGAGCATATCAATCTTCTTTCAGAACTTGTCGAGAAACAAAAAATTATGTATGCTCGTCTGAGTTTATCAGATGATCCCGATGCTGAAACCATGAGACAAGAGATGATGAAATCCGCAGAAATGATGGGTTTACCGAAAGGTGTTGATATGAGCATTATCTTTAATCAAATGAGTGAAATGATCGAACTCATGAGAAAGCAATTTGACATCGGCACTTTTTAGTATATAATAGAAGAGTACACACAAGCCAAATCTAATTTAATCCGAGGTAACTATGTCTTTCGCAGACCTAAAGAAGCAGTCATCACTAGGTTCATTGACTGCAAAACTTGTTAAAGAAGTTGAAAAAGCGAACACATCTGGTGGCGGTGGCGATGAGCGTCTCTGGAAACCAGAACTAGACAAAACAGGTAATGGATATGCAGTTATCCGTTTCCTCCCTGCACCTGAGAACGAAGAGTTCCCATGGGCAAAAATGTACACTCATGCCTTTCAAGGGCCTGGTGGTTGGTATATTGAAAATAGTCTAACCACAAATGGTCAAAAGGATCCTGTCTCCGACTACAATCGTGAGTTATGGAACAGTGGCAATGAGTCTGACAAAGATGTCGTGCGTAAACAGAAGCGCAAGTTATCTTACTACAGCAACATCTATGTCGTGAAAGATCCTACAAACCCTTCTAATGAAGGCAAAGTATTCTTATTTAAGTATGGTAAAAAAATATTTGATAAGATTATGGAAGCAATGCAACCAGAGTTTGAAGATGAGACTCCAATCAATCCTTTTGACTTCTGGCAAGGTGCTAACTTCAAGTTGAAGATTGTGAAGAAAGATGGATATTGGAACTATGACAAGTCAGAATTTGACAAGATAGGGCCAGTTCTTGAAGATGATGATGCTCTTGAAGCATTATGGAAGAGACAGTATTCACTTACTGCGATCACTGCTCCAGACCAGTTCAAGTCATACGATGATCTTGAGAAGCGTTTGAAGTATGTTCTTGGCAAAAAGCCAGTCAATCGTTTCATCCCTGATGAAGAGTTAGAGAGTGAAAGTGAAGGTTACAATGTCGATGGTCATGGTGATGTCCATAAAGTCAGAGCAGAGCAAGCAGTTACACAAGCAGTAACAACTCCTGCTGCAACCACAACTGTTGATTCTGATGAAGATGATGCACTATCCTACTTTCAAAAGTTAGCAGATAGTTAACTATACAATCGGATATTATCTCCGGTCACTAAGGTTCTACTTACAAATTGAGTAGAACCTTTTTTATTAGCCATGATTTCCTCTATATCATCAAAAAGAATGTTTAAATAGATTGGTTTTAATAAGAAAATACTTCTCTTTTCATTATTCAATCTATCTTCGTGCATATAATTTGTTATAGGCATTGCGACATCAGTTCTTATCACTTGTTGATTACTGAGTTCATCGTAAAATGAAACACTTTGCCCCACACTTACTCTTGATCCAGATGGTATAATTATTGTTCCATCGCTTGCTTTGACTTCTCTCGATTCGTAATGATGAATACCTGAGTATAATATTTCTTCACTATCATATTTGTCAGTTATATACCTGTTAAAATCTCCTTGTGATAAAGGCCATTCACTCTGAACATTTACGATGTTATTTGAAAGTAAAACTACCCAATCAAGTGTGGGATCACCGTAAATTATATCCGCAACATTATCAGGTCGATCATCACCCAATACGTCATATTTAGTGAAGAAAGATAGATCTTGATATATATCTTCTCTTAGTTTAGCTCTCTTGAATAAATTTTTTACTAAAGAATAATCACCTTCACTTCTACCCTCTCTAGTGCGATTAACGTATAAAAAATCTCCAAGATTTGAAAAATATGGATTTGGCATTTTAGAATCCTATCCCCTTCTTTTTTGTTTGTCCAGCAAAATCTGGACTGAAGATCTCAGAACTTAGTTCCTCTACAGGTTTATCTAAATCATTATCATAATCATCATTATATAGTGCCTCTGTCTCTTGGAAAGAAAGTGATAAAGAGTAAGAAACCATTGATGTATCCTCGTAAGTCATGTACGAATTTTCAGGCATGTAGTTTACACCGACTGATAAAAGAGCACATTTTTTAACACGAGGTAAAAATTTATGTCTCGTCAGTCCATTTAAAAATTCAAGTCTGAATAAATTTGGTGCTCCTAAGAATGTACCACCCGGAGTTCTTTGAGCAGCACTTGATTGCTTTAATGCTCTGATTATTTTCTGAACTTCCAATGCCTCTCCCCGATCTCTTGGACTTAGAATAAACTGAAAGGTAAATGTTCTAAGAGCAGGCCCTTTGAAGAGTAATGCTAAGTTATTATTTAATATGGATCCCTGTGTTCTTGCTAATAATTCATCTGTATCGATACCAGTCGCACTACCTGCAATCAAGTTTGAAAGTGCTTTTTTTGTATCAGGGTCTTTAACGGTCTTTTTAAAAACTGCTTGAGCATCTTTTCCACCCTCTTTTACACCCTCAAGTAAAAATTTCAATGCAACACCTGACACTCTTTTTTGAAGTGGATTTAAAGTTCCTGATCCAAAATTAACTTTATTTTGATCAGTTACACCATCAGGTATTGGTAGGAATATATGTCCTGCAAATGACTCTCCATACTCATCTGCATTTTGATTCTCTCCAGCTGCATATATTCGATCTTGATTTCTTTGAAATCCATTTCTTATTGTCATTCCTTGATACGTTCCTTGCATATTATTATATTTCGACAACTTTGGAAATTTAACTGGATCAAGATTTGGATAATCATCTGGTAATAAAACTCCTTTTGTTCCAAGATTTGTATTTCCGCTTTTTTTTGAAATGAATCTCTCTCTTTTTGTATTACTTAAATTAGTTTTTCTAGGTTTGATAATTGATATTTTTAATTTATCTTGAACACTATCTTTTATGTGTGACGGATAAACCATCGTTCCATACTGACCTCTAGCTAATTTTGTATTTAATCTATCTTGTTCGGCTTTGTTATTAGCTTCCTCTGCTTTTGCATCAATTGAATCATCTTTATTTTCTGCCTTTCTATTGTTTGAAAATGAATTTAATGAACTTTTCACTTTATAATTTTCATCTTTTATTATATTTTTTACTTGATTTGCAGATTGTTTTTGTATCTTTTCTTCATTATTTTTTACAAAATCTATATTTGCACCTGCCTCTGTTAATTCAAATGATTTTTTGCCTTTTTCTGTTGATCCAGTTGCGATAACGACACCTCCACCGTTTGCACCTAATTGAGATTTGTTTGCGCTACCCAAGTCCTCAAAAGCCTTCATCTTCTCTTTACTATCGAACATGATAATTTCTCTTTTATAAATTATGTTCCCTTTATCATCCTTACCATTCTGACTTACTCTTGTTGTTGTATAATAAGAATTGGTACCCGCCTCCATCTTTCTTGTGGCAGACCCAGTATACTTTTGAAAAGTACTTATCTTACTTATTTGAAATTTATTATTATCATTAAAATCCTCTACTGGATTTGTTTTATTTTGAGTTCTACCCATTTATCGACCTTTTTAGTTATTTAGGAACTTAGCATAAGGAATTGCAAGAAGATCATCAAGTTCATTTGGTTGCACAATGTATAGTTGACCAGCGAGTTCATTCCATGTGTAGTTACGATACTTTTGCCAATGAAAATTAAGACCACGGAAACCCCAACCAAATATATCAGTGCAGGCTATGAGTGGATGTTGGTCATATGTGATGTTTGGAGTCTTTGGATTATATACGAAGGTATAAAAGTTTCCAACATCAGGGACAGGTGTGACTGTATCATTTAGGATAGACATGATTTCTAGCATCATATCCTCCTGATCATTTGTTGGATTGTTTATGTTATTACCTTCGAGTCTACTCATCGGATTCCGAGTTCTTTCTCTGTGACA